ATTCAAAAGAGGGTTTCAATCTAAAGCTATATAACGTAGATATAAAGGGATAGCCATGCTACACGTTTTCAAGTTAATAAGTGGTGAAGATATCTTCGCATGGATAAGAGATGAGAACGAAATGGGATACATTGTTGAAGACCCCTGTACAGTTCTTTTCAATCCATCTAGTGGTATTCTTCTAAAGCATTGGATGAGCCTAACTGAAGATAATGTTACATATCTACTTAAGTCAAACATTCTTTCTGATTTGGGTAAAGCGAATGACCTTGCTGAATACTACTATCATACATATATGTATGAAGCAAAGAAGGTAAATGCTGCTGCTCTTGAGTCTTACCAGAGCAGCATGAAAGAAGAAGATTCAAATATTGATGATTTCTTCAATCACATGGTACCACCAAATAGAAACGATTATAACTAATCTAGTGTTTCATTGGAGCATAAATGCTATTATACAGCATTTGAAAGAAAAGTAAATACTTTTTTGACATTTTTATTATTTATTTTAGGTTGACATTCATATCGTTTTCGTATATATTATGTTTATAGATTGAATTTAAGTGGACACAAAAAATGGCTAAAAGCAAGAATCAGTACATCGACAACAAGAAGTTCTTCGAAGAGATGGTGAAGTATCGCCAATCTCGTATCGATGCTGAAGAATCTGGAGAAGAACGTCCAATCATTCCTGACTATATTGGGCGCTGTATGATGGATATCTCAACGAGACTCTCATACAAACCTAACTTCATCAACTACCCATTCCGTGAAGAGATGGTTGCTGATGGAATTGAGAATGCTATTAGAGCGCTCAATAACTTTGACCCAGCAAAGTCAGCAAATCCCTTTGCATATTTCACTCAAATCATCTACTATGCGTTCCTTCGTAGAATTACAAAGGAGAAGACGTTGCTGTATACAAAGCAGAAGATGTATACGTCTATGGCAGTGATGGGTGAATTGTATGACGATGCTTCTGGTACAGATTTGTCTAACAGCCAGAGTTCATACGCCACTGAGTATATGAACGATTTTGTAACTGAATATGAGAAGAATCTAGAGAAGAAGAAGGTGCTTAAAGTAAAGAAAAAGAGCGGTATTGAATTGTTTTATGATGACGAAGATGAGGAAGAAGTATGAAGATTGCGATTATAACAGACCAACATTGGGGTGTCCGGAATGACAATAAAACTCTTCTGGACCATCAAAAATCTTTTTATGAAAACATTTTCTTTCCAACCCTGCGTAATAGAGGTATTACGCAAATCATCGATTTGGGAGATTCTTTTGATAGAAGGAAATATGTAAATTTTGTAACCTTACAAGAAGCAAAGAAATCTTTCTATAATAAAATCGCCGAATATGAAATGACGATGAATTGTATTGTGGGAAATCATACAACTTTTTATAAAAATACAAATAGCGTCAATACTATGGTTGAACTTTTTGACAACGAAAATCATTTGAATATTTATTGGGAGAAGCCTGTAGAGAAAGACTATGATGGGTTGAAGGTGCTTCTTGTGCCTTGGATTTGCGATGAGAACTATGAAGTAACAATGGAAGCGATTGAGAAAACAGATGCTCAGATTCTTATGGGACATTTTGAGATACAAGGATTTGAAATGTATCGAGGTGCAATTAACCATCACGGACTTAGTAAAGATATTTTTAGTAAGTTTGATATGGTACTGTCTGGTCATTTTCATCATAAGTCTACCCACGGTAATATCTCGTATCTAGGCTCTCCATATCAAATGACGTGGAGCGACTACAATGACCCTCGTGGTTTTCATATCCTAGACACTGAAACACGAGAGTTAGAGTTTGTTGAGAATCCTCGTAACATCTTTCACAAGCTATGGTATGATGATACTGATATGTCCGTCAATGACATTGCAGAGTTGAAGTTCGAAAAGGGATTGACAAATAGCTATGTGAAGGTAATCGTGAAGGAAAAAAATAATCCTTATTTGTTTGATTTATGGATGAACAAACTAATCGATATGGCACCGGCTGATGTAAAAACTGTAGAGGATCATCTAAATCTTGATGTTGTCGATGAAGACAACCTGATTGACGAGGCTGAAGACACTCTGACTATCCTGCACAAATATGTTGATGGTCTAGACATTCGTAATAACAAAGATAGAGTTGACAATACTGTGAAGTCATTGTATCAGGAGGCAATGAATCTGTGATTGAATTTAAGACTATAAAATATCAAAACATTCTATCTACGGGCAACGCTTTCACTACAATCTCACTTAACGACCAGAGGACTACTTTGATTGTTGGTGAGAATGGTGCTGGCAAATCTACGATTTTAGATGCTCTTTCATTTGCGCTCTATGGTAAGCCTTTTCGCAAGGTAAACAAGCCACAGCTACTTAACAGCATCAATCAAAAAGATTTGCTTGTTGTGCTAGACTTCAACATTGGGCGTGACGAATATACGATTCGTCGTGGTATCAAACCCAATATCTTTGAAGTCTACAAGAATGGCACGCTTCTAAATCAAGATGGTGCTAATAGAGATTATCAGAGTCACCTTGAGCAGAACATTCTGAAGCTGAACTTCAAATCGTTTGGTCAGATTGTTGTTCTTGGTAGCAGCACTTTCGTTCCTTTCATGCAGCTACCAGCAGCACATCGTCGAGAGATTATCGAAGACCTTCTTGACATTCAAATCTTTACTAAGATGAACGTTCTGCTCAAGGAACGTATCACACAAAACAAAACTAACTTACAGAATATCAAATATCAGATTGACCTGACTACAGACCGCATTGCTTCTGCTAACAAGCATAACGATTCTATTTTGAAAATGAAACGGGCTGATGCTGAGAAGACTCAATCTCGTATTCAAGAGTTGACCGAAGACAATAATGTTCTTCTTGACGATGTAAAAGAGATGGAGATTGCAATTGGTGATCTAAAGAAGTCTATTGGTGATGAGAAGGCTGTCAACAAGAAGTATATGGAACTCGTTCGTCTTGATAAGAACCTTCGTTCTAAGATTAAAGAGATTACAAAAGAACTGAAATTCTACGAAGACAATGATGAGTGCCCTATCTGTAAGCAAGGTATTGCTCATGATCACAAAGCAAATATTGTTTCTGAAAAAATCATCAAGCAAGACGATATTGAAAAGGGTCTTGAGAAGATGGAAACAGAGATTGAACTTGTAGAGGCCCGTAAGATTGAGATTGGTGAGGTCCACAATCGTATCAATCAACATGGTTTTGATATGAGTGCTAAGAACGCTACATATGCTTCTAACCAGCGTAATGTTCTATCGCTACAAGCTGAGTTGGCAGATACTCAAAAGCAAGCAGAGTCTATTGATAACAGCACGATTGAAGCACTACATACTGAACTTGAAGGCTTCAATAATGACCATCGTGATTTGACCGTTGACCGTGAAACGATGGGTGTCGTTGCTAACCTACTCAAAGATGGTGGCATCAAGACACAAATCATTCGTCAATATGTGCCTATCATCAACAAGCTAATCAACAAGTATCTTGCTGAGATGGACTTCTTCGTTCAGTTTGAACTTGACGAGCAGTTCAATGAGACCATTCGCTCACGCTTTCGTGACGAGTTCTCATATGAATCCTTCTCAGAGGGTGAAAAAATGAGAATTGATCTGAGCCTTCTATTCACCTGGAGAGCCATTTCAAAGATGCGAAATTCAGTTTCAACCAATCTTTTGATTATGGATGAGGTGTTTGATGGCTCTCTTGATGCTAATGGTACAGAAGAGTTCATGAAGATTTTGACTGATATCACTGGTGACTCGAATGTGTTCGTTATCAGTCACAAGACTGACCAATTGATTGACAAGTTCGAGAACACTCTTCGTTTTGAGAAAGTAAAGAACTTCTCTAGGATTGCAGCATAATGGGTAAGAGAAGTTCGTTTGAGAGGATAGAGAGAGATTTCTATCCTACTCCACTTGATGCCGTGGTACCACTAATGTCTCATCTTCCGAAGAGTTTTACCTTCGCAGAACCCTGTGCTGGCGATGCAAGACTGGCACTTCATTTGGACTATCTATCAGAGTCTGAGGCTCTTCCAACAATGCTATCTGACATTGAACCACAAGATAGTGGTGTTGAACAGATGGATGCCTTTGACTTTATTGTTCCTCCCAACACAGATTTTATCATAACAAACCCACCTTGGAATCGAACGATACTTCACCCGTTGATAGAGCATCTATCTAATATGGCACCGACGTGGTTGCTATTTGATGCTGACTGGATGCACACAAAGCAGTCTGCGCCCTTTATGGACAGACTACATAAGATTGTGAGCGTAGGTAGAGTCAAGTGGATTGAAGACAGTAAGTCAACAGGTAAAGACAACTGCTGCTGGTATCTGTTTGATGCGAAGCATGATGGAGAGACGAAGTTTTATGGAAGAAAGGCTTGACATCCCTCTGAATATGAGATATAATGTATATTCACTTTAGAGATAAGGTGGTTTTAAGAGATTTGATTAAGCAATTTTCTGTGCAACTTCAATTTGATTGAAATTTTTATACCAACTGCTTAATCAAATAATGCTAATACAGTAAGGAATTTTCAAAGTAACTCCAATTTGATTGGAATTTTGTGTCTAACTCCTTACTGTATTAGCATTATTCTATTAACTCCTTGAAAGGAATTTATAATGACACCAAGATATATTGCAGATTATGGTAAAAAGAAATTTCACGTCTATGATAGGCTGAAAGATGAAATTATTGATAATATTTCATTCGACGAATTTACAACTCTTACATGGATGAAAGAACCGGGAAGCCTAGCAATTGAAGCCGCACATGGTGCAAGATATTCTAAGTGGTCAAAGGCTCAACCGTGGAAAGATAAGACTCAAATTGCAGGATGGTTTTCATTATGTGAAGAACGTGGTGTTGAACTGCGATTCTTACCAGAAAGATCATTGTTTAAATTGAGACAGCTATATTCTCCAGACTTAGAAAAGACTGATGAAGTTGACCTTCGCATCTGGGCAAAGGCAATAACTAAGAACCGGCATATTTGGGATGTAGCATTACGTCCAAAAAATGTTGAGTTTAATGACCCAAACGAAGATATAGATACAGAAAATCTAACACCACTCACAGCAGGAAACCTATATAAGCAAGGCTTAAAAAATTCTTCTCGTATAGTTTCAGCAGATGTTGTTAAATATAAACATACAGTACCCGGCAAAATAGCCTATGAGTATGATTGTATTGATGCTGTTGCCAATCGATTGAGTAATCACAATTCTAATTCAAAATCTAATCGTGTTAAGATTGTTAATGGAGTAGCATATGGTAATTTTAATGGACAGGATGTTGAAATTTCATTGTTAGATATTCTTGGTATTGAAAAGAATAAAAAGAACCAATGGAAACCTCCATCTAAACACACACAATATGTTACTTGTATGATGTTATTGGTTAATCCAGATGGAGAAAGATATCTAAATCAATTAACAAAAAATCCGATTGGCTTTAAAATGATCAAACAGTTTGGAATGGTATCTTCTGGTTTTCATAGTAAGCCAGGGTTTATTCGCCCAAAGTTTTATTATCATGGCACAAAAAATTTAGTTAAAAATCATTTTAAACAAGTTTATGGCATTGAGAAGATGGATATGTCAAATTTTGAACATCAAGAATTTAAAACTTTTATCATGACTACTGCCCGAATTGCTTGGGAACAAACCGTAAAAGCAATGCGTGATTACTTAGATACTACCAAAGCAAATTTAGAAAGGTTTTTCGGTTAAACAATTTTTGAAGCAACTTCAATTTGATTGAAATTTTACCGCCAACTGCTTAATCGAACAATGATAATATCAACAAGGAATTTTATGAGTAACTCCAATTTGATTGGAATTTTAAATCTAACTCCTTGTTGATATTTTAAAAAAAGAAAATGATGAGAAAGTGCTTGACATCCCTCTGAATATGAGATATAATGTCTATTCACTTTGGAGATAAGCATGAACTTCTATACAAACGTCAGACAATTCGGTAACAAAATGCTCGTTCGTGCAATTCGCAACGGCGAACGTATTCAATATGAAGACGAATATAAGCCATACTTGTTCGTAAGTAGTGCAGACGGAGATTACAAATCTCCTTTTGGTGACCGTGCTGGTAAGGTACAGTTCGATTCAATTCGTGAAGCAAAGCAATTCACAGAACAATATTCAGACATTAGTAACTTCAATTTCTATGGTATGACACAATTCGTCTATCCTTACATCAATGACAAATGGACTGGTGAAGTTCAATATGACCGAGACCTTATCAACGTTGTATCTCTAGATATTGAAACTATGTCAGATGATGGTTTCCCAAATGTTGAACTGGCGAACAAAGCGATTACCGTTATCACCATCTCAGATGGTAAAAAGTTTGTTGTTATTGGTATCAGAGACTTCAAGACGGATAGAGACGATGTAACCTACCTGCAATGTAGAGATGAGAAAGAACTTCTACTTACCTTTCTAAAAGAATATCGTAAGATGGACCCAGACATTTTGACTGGCTGGAATATCGAATTTTTTGATATTCCTTACCTTGTCAATCGTGTCAGAAACATCTGTGGTAAAGAATATGTCAAAATGTTCTCTCCTTGGAAGTTCGTTCGTGATAAGAAGCAGAAGAACAATAATGAAGAAATCACTACCTATGACATATTCGGCGTTCAAATTCTAGACTATCTTGCAGTCTATCGTAAGTGGACATACACGCAGCAAGAGTCATACAAGCTAGACCACATCGCTTATGTTGAACTAGATCAACGCAAGCTAGACTACTCTGAATATGGTTCTCTTCATAATTTTTATGAGCAAAACTTTCAGAAATATGTTGAATATAACATCATTGATACTGAACTTATCAATAAGCTAGATGACAAGCTGAAGTTGATTGACCTAGCACTGGCTCTGGCTTATGATGCTAAGTTGAACTATGTTGACGCCTATACATCGGTTCGTATGTGGGATGTTATCATTCACAACTATCTGCTCGAACAGAAGATTGTGATACCTCAGTTCAAGCAAAATGATAAACCATATTCGTTCGTTGGTGGTCATGTAAAGAATCCTATTCTAGGCAAGCACGATTGGGTGTGTTCTTTTGATTTGAACTCTCTGTACCCACATCTAATCATGCAATACAATATCTCACCAGAAAAATATAACTCAAGGGTTAGTTTTCCTGGTTGCACCGTCGATGGATTTCTTGATGGTGTGCTGAACAATGAAGATATCACAGAACACTTGAATGCTGAAAATCTCACAATCACGCCTAATGGTTGTTTGTGGAACCGTGAAGGTCAAGGGTTTCTTCCTTCTTTGATGGAGAAAATGTATGAAGATCGTTCTCGCTTTAAGAGAATGATGCTTGATGCTAAACAGAAGTATGAAGATACAGGCAATCCTGAGCATCTCCGTGATAGTATTCGTTATGATAAGATTCAACATGCCAAGAAAATTCAGTTGAACTGTGCTTATGGCGCTCTTGGCAATGAATGGTTTCGTTGGTTCAATCCTAACTATGCTGAGTCTGTCACGATGGGTGGTCAATTCTCTATTCGCTGGATTGAGAAGAAGATGAATGATTATCTGAATAATCTTTTGAAAACAGATGATGATTTCATCGTGGCTTCTGACACGGACTCGATTTACATAGTCATGGATAAATTTGTAAAGAAGTTCAAACCTGATGCTCCTGTTGATGAGGTTGTGAAATATCTAGATAAGATTTGCTCTAAGGCGATTGAGCCTTTCCTCAATAAATCTTATGAGGAGCTTGCTAAGTATGTCAATGCTTTCTCTCAGAAGATGTTTATGAAGCGAGAGGCGATTGCAAACAAAGGAATATGGACTGGAAAGAAGCACTATATTCTTAACGTATATAACAACGAAGGCGTTCAATATTCTGAGCCTAAACTCAAAATCATGGGAATCGAAGCAGTTCGTTCTTCTACTCCACAGTCCTGTCGAGAGAGTATTAAGAGTGCAATCTCACTCATTATGAATCGAGATGAAAGCGATTTGATTGACTATGTTCAAGAATTTCGTGGTAAGTTTTTCAAAATGTCGTTTGAAGAGGTGGCTTTTCCTCGTGGTATGAACGGTATCAATAAGTATCGTGATGGTGATAGCTGGCGTTCTGGTACTCCTATACATGTTCGTGGTGCCTTGATCTACAATAGAATGCTTGAGAAACACAAACTCACCAAGACCGTTGAGAAAATTAGAGACGGCGATAAAATCAAATTTTGCTATCTTAAACAGCCAAATCCTACGATGGAGAACGTTATCAGCGCTATCGATTCTCTGCCAAAAGAGTTTATCCTGGAAGACTATATAGACTACGAAACACAATTCGAAAAGAACTTCCTGTCGCCGCTACGCTCTATCACTGATGTGATAGACTGGCAGCTAGAGCAGAGAAGCACCTTAGAGTCTTTCTTTTCGTGATGCGGGCGTCGTATAATGGCATTACCTGAGATTTCCAATCTCATGACGGAGGTTCGATTCCTTCCGCCCGCTCCAAAATTAATTTCAAAAAAATAAAAAAAGTGCTTGACATTTGGCTCTAGAACGCCTATATTATAGTTATGAAAGAGAGAGAAACGTCCTCTCTCAAATGTGAAGGCGAGAAAGACATGAAATTAGTAGTGGATAACAAACGCCCTAAATGTCAAGTGCCGGGTTGCGGTAAAAATGCTCAGTTAATAAGCACACTTTCTAAGTGGAGATTTCGCAAGTCAAGTTGGGTAGCAGAAAAATTTGACTGTGAAGGCTATGTCTGTGCAAAGCATCATTCACAAAAGTATGGTATAGGAGGATGGGACTACAAAATTTATCGTAAAGATTATTGTGAAAATGTTGATAGTCGTCTAGGTTTCAAATGCACCACCACAATCATTGATCCAGAGTGGCAGTTAGATGCTGATCATATTAATGGTGACCCAACATCACATTTAACAATTGGCGCTGCTGCTATACAGACATTGTGTAAGTGTTGTCATGCTATTAAAACTAAGCAACAGCGTGATTATATGTCTCCTGGACGAAAAGTATTAGGCATGGCAGCGTGAAACAAGGGAGAAAACTATATGACTAACTTTGGAAAAGTAGAAGAGTTTATGGATGCGTTTGGTCAAAATGTTGAGGCTGAACCACAATGGTCTTCTGTTGCTGAACTACGCTATGCCTTGATTGAAGAGGAACTGCATGAACTTCGTGAAGCATTAGACGATAAAAATATCATAGAGGTCGCTGATGCTCTTACAGACCTTCTCTATGTTGTCTATGGTGCCGGACATTCTTTTGGAATTGATCTTGACAAATGCTTCGAAGAAGTGCATAATAGCAATATGAGCAAATTAGGCGCTGACGGAAAACCTATATATCGTGAAGACGGTAAGGTTCTCAAGGGACCTGATTATTGGAAACCAAATTTGAAAAAGGTGATGTACCCAATATGGTAATTAGTGAAGATGAGAATGTACAGAAACAATATGATGAATGGCAAGATTCGAATCCTATTGAAGATGATGTTATCAGCGAAGAAGAGTTACGAAATCGTATAATCTCTGATCTGACTACTGTAAGTAAGATGCCTGTTGAAGAATATACTCTATATCAAAAATATTTAGAAATTCATAACAGATATCCAACAGAAAATCGTGCGACTCTTTTTGGCGAAGAACTTGACTTTGTTGATGAGACTCATCGACAACTCATCCATGAATGTAAAACTAATATCTGGATACCAGAGTCTCCTGAAGACTTTGACAAACTAGATATTGAAATGATTTACACCAACGAAAACACTTTACAGAATGGACATAGCAAAGGTTCGACAATCAACAAGTGGAACTGTCTTCGTACCTTCATCAGTACAATGAAGAACAATTCTAATATTGGTCGCAATATGCACTATATCATTCGTGATAGAGTGACTGAAAAATATCTTGGCGTAATCTGTATCACAGGAGATTTCATTGATTTGACTCCTCGTGATGACTACATTGGATGGGACAGAGAGTACAAAACTAAGAGTGGTAAACTCAATCACACTTGTATCGGCTCTTCTATTGTACCTCTACAGCCACTTGGTTTCAACTATGTTGGCGGTAAACTACTTGCTCTGCTCTGTCTATCAGATGATGTTCAGAACCAGTGGGAAAAGAACTATGGTAATAAACTTGTATCCGTTACCACAACCAGTCTCTATGGTAAATCTAAAGCAGGTGGTCTAAGTCAATATGACAATCTGAGGCACTGGAAGAAAATGGGATACTCATCTGGTTCTCTAACCTATGAGTTGACAAAAGATACCGAGCGTGAGATGCTTCGTTATTTTAAAAAGAATGATACCGAAAAATACTTTCTACACTATGTGGCTAAGAATGAAAAAGGTCTTATGTTGAAGCGTGATCATCGAAACCGATATCGTTCACGCACCTTTACTAAGCTGAAGATACCTAAAGAAATCATTCGTTCAGACCATCAAAGAGGCATCTATTTCTCTCCTCTTTATACGAATAGTAGAGAGTTCTTGAAAGGAGATATTGAAGAAAAAAATCTTGACAAAGCATTTGATACTAGTGTAGAATATCTTGTTAATCTATGGAAGACCAAGTATGCCTCAAAGAGAATCAAAAGTCTAATCAAGAACGAAAGAACCTCTCTTGATGAAACATTATTCTATGATGATATTTGTTTTATGACATGGGAAGAAACTAAAGATAAGTATTTAACACAGGTGGGAAGATAATGTATAAGTATAGTGAAGACAAGCTGCTGGCAGAAATCTTAGAGTATGTGAACTCTACCTACAGCCAGCATTATTCGCAGAACAGGTATCAAGCTACTGAGTTCATTCTAGATAGTGGTCATGGTGCTGGGTTCTGTATTGGTAATATCATGAAGTATGCTCAACGATATGGTCATAAAGGAAGCGTAGAAGATTGGCGAAAAGACTTGACAAAAGTCATTCATTATGCTATTATCGCTTTACACAATCACGACACAACACATGTAACAAGTGAGGAAGATGTGAATGGAACTGAAAATCCAAGTTGAAGAGCTACGAAAGGCGAAGGTGTTCGTCGCAACACCTATGTACGGTGGACAATGCGCTGGCATGTACACCAAATCTACCAACGACCTTGGCATGGCTGCCACCAAGTATGGAATTGACCTAAACTTCTACTATCTCTTCAATGAATCTCTTATCACTCGTGCTAGAAACTATTGTGTGGATGAGTTCCTGCGTAGTAACTGCACTCATATGATTTTCATTGATAGTGACATTGGCTTTCATGTGAACGATGTATTCGCTCTTTTGGCACTGCAACTAGCAGACCCAGAGAACGTAGATATCATCACTGGACCATATCCTAAGAAGTCTATCTCTTGGGAGAAGATTGCTAAAGCAGTGAAGATGGGTCACGCTGATAAGAATCCGTTTGCTCTTGAGAACTTCGTAGGCGACTATGTGTTCAACCCAGCAAAAGGTATCACCGAGTTTCGTGTTGACCAACCAGTAGAAGTATTAGAAGCTGGTACTGGGTTCATGTGTATTCCTCGTGCTACGTTTGAGAAGTATGAAGAAGCATATCCAGAATATCACTATCTACCAGACCATATTCGTACAGATGCTTTTGATGGCTCTCGTGAGATTATGGCTTACTTTGATTGTATCATTGATCCAGAGTCGAAGCGCTATCTATCAGAAGACTATATGTTCTGTCAGAATGTTCGTAAAGCTGGTATGAAGGTGTGGATGTGCCCGTGGATGGAACTCAAGCATATGGGTTCATATATTTTTGGTGGTAGTCTTGGTGCGATGGCTGCGATTCAAGCATCGCCGACTGCAAGCGATGAATCAAACAAAAAATATTATCAGGAAGGCAACAAAACTCGTATAAATAAAGAGCGCCAAAAGACTAAGAATGCTCGCACTTCTCGTAAGCGCAATCGCAAATAATTGGAGAACTATATAATGCAACTAAACGATTATACTATGGACATTCTAAAGAACTTCTCTTCTATCAATCCTTCTATCGTTATCAAGCCAGGCACGACACTGAGTACAAT